ATGGTGGTGCTAAGCGTCCTCTAACTTTTACACACAAGGTTGGTGTGGCATCTGATGTAGAATTCGCACGGTTCGATGAATCCGGTCGTCTTGGTATAGGTACAGAGTCTCCGGTGTCAAATGTTCACCTTTATGATCCCATAACGACTGATCTGGACATGCTCAAGCTCGAGAGTCCTGGGACAAACAAAAAGACTGGTATACTTCTCTACACAACCGATAACTACGGTGGTTACGTGAGAGGCTTCAGAAACTCGACACACACAACTTCTGGTATTACGATTGGTGCGACCGACAATAGTGTCGAAGCTGATGGACTTCACATTGTTCATACGAGTAACGTTGGTGTAGGTACAGAAAACCCAATGACCCAATTCCATGTGTATGATGGTGTGGCACGAGTGGAGGACTCTTCGAGTAATGCCATTATAGAGTTCAAGACCACTGGGGGTGTCTCCAATATTTACGGGGACACTCTCGGTAATGTCTTCATAGAACCCAGTTCAACTGAAACGATGATAAAAAGTAACCTAACGGTGAGGAATAACCTCACGGTACAAGGTGCGATTGATCTCGGTAATGAGGTCGCCATCGGTCTTGATGGTGCTACAGCGAATACATCACTTCATGTGAATGGTGGTGTCATCACAAACTCTGATGGTGTGGCTGACAAAAAATATTCAAATGCATTCACTTTAACGTCTGGACAAGGTAAGGATATTACATTGACATTCGCGAATAATGCATTTTATGCTAAATGTGTTATGATGCTTAGGGAAACTTCTACGGTATCAAACATAAGTACGATGATTCTAGAGGTTCATGGAGGTACGAGTGATGGAACTGCATCGAGTGAAGACATTGCCGTAGGTACGAAGAATCTATTCGGAGGAACAAATGCCTATCCCTGGAGTCCTATAGTGACGACAACATCGAATAAAATTACAGTCCTACCCGCTGATGGTGCAGCATCGGTACAAGAATTTGCATATGACATACATGTGGAACTTCTCTCTTCTATTGGTGGGGGTCTCCAAACAATAAAGTTCAACGATGACTCCGAAACTAAGAAAACATTCACATACTAAATTTACTACGAGGGGATACCCCGCGGTAGACATAGTTCATTTACGCCCTGATGGAATCAGAGACGGCTAATACAATCACGCCGGCAATGAAAGCCATGATGACGTAATTCATTTCAGTTTCTTCAAGACCGATCTGAGGTTCAACCTCTTCGACCTCGGGCTCCTCGACAGCCTTCTGCTGTCGAGCGGGAGGTTCCAGATCCTCCAGCGGACAATACGCTATCATTTATATATATTTAGAGATTAATTTCCGTCTTCTTCTTTCGTCGAGTACGCTTCGCTTTGGTGGCGCCACTGACGTTTACCTCCTTGACTTCACCCCCAGTGGAGTCTCCTGAGATGGAAATGATGTCCGAAACATCATCGTCATCAAGACTGGGTGCCTGGGGGGCCTCACCCATCGTAGTGTTCATCGGGGGTGGTGGGGGCATCATGATACCACCCATGAGGCTCGAGATATCTACACCCGGACCCTGCATCTCATATTCACCATTGTTCGTGCCACCCACGGGAGCATTATCAGATGGCCCACCTGTGTTTCTAGTTGTGTTCTGGACCGCCGACATCATATTCTTCACGAGATCTGGGTTCTGTTTGATCACATCGTTCATATTGGGCATCACCGACTTGAACATACTATTCGTCAGGTGGAACATCATTGCCGAACCACCCAACATCATAATCAACTTCACTTCAGGGGCGACACTGACCTTCGAGCGATACTTTACATACAACTCCTCAAACACACCGTCATAGTCATCGACATTCTCCATTACAGACTCGGACCAACCCTCGAGCTGAACTTCAAAAGGATTGTAGCGTTTATTCAAAAACTCTAAACCAGTCACACAAGCGATCAACATACGCCTCGAGAATCGAACCGACTGTTCCACATCTATGCTATAGGTGATACGCTTCACCTCCGAACGTAATTCGTCTATGTTCGAATACGCTGTGAGTCTCTTGTTCACAGCGAACCCCTTCTTCTCGAGGCGTCCAAGCTTATTAATGAGGTCCGACTTCTCCTCGTCAATTGAAGTGTACCCCTTTGAAGGTTGCTCTTCCTCAGGTCCTGGACCACCCATTGGTTCATCGTCATAGAAAGTAGGTTCATTTTCGCCATAGTCAATCTCTTCATCCTGTTGAGAATGTACAGGAGCGGATTGTTTATTGGGATTCACAAAAGCATCCATCGCCTCTTGATGGGTCTGTTGCTGAGGGGGTGCTTGCCTGTGTACTGGACGGGGAACAGGTTTGGGACGAGGTGCTGAGATTTCAATCTCATCCATAAGCGCCTGTTCATCAGCATCCAATTTCATCACAGTAGTATTTCCTCGGTCAAGAATGATTTCTTCGTCCATCTACTCTCTATGTAGAAACTAAAAAAAATATCTTTAACGCACTTTAAAAAAATGTACACCTATAATAAATGTTCAAGTTGAATCAAGCCAACCGCAACGCGATCACTTCTGTCATCGTGTTGATCCTACTGATTGTCGCCCTCGCACTCACCCGTAACATCAGTGCGTACCAACCCAGGCCAATCAAGATCAAGGCTGTTTCCGAAGCGTCCATCTTCGATCTCAAGCCCAGTCTCGAGTGTACCCCAGGTTCGGGTAAGAAGGATGATGCCTATACTTTAGGTCTTACCCCGGGTGGTCTCTGTGGTGCCCAACAACTTGTTGATGACCACGCTGGCTACGCGATTGAGGATGGAATCGGCGGATCTTTAATCTAAGCTAACTATAAATGGCTCTCATTACTTCACCCACGGAGACGATTCCCGATCTCAACTATGAGTACCACACAATCACAGTCGATACCTTGGGTCAGGATAGCGCGAACACCTTCACTTGCTTTCTCAGTCAACCACTGAAGAATGTTGTTCAGGCTAGACTCCTCGCTGCTCGCATTCATTCCAATGTTGCTACTGAACATTGTTATGTATCCATTGAACAACTCGATTCCATTTTCAATGATCGTACATCAAACGTTTATGATGGACAAGCTCCCCTCAGTATTCTACGGAATTCGTTCGCGAGTCTTGTAAAGTCTGAAGATCTTGTTATTGACTACAAAGATAACTACCCCGTTGTGACCCAATATATCGATCCAATTCGTCGTATTGATCGATTAAATATAAACATCAGAAATCAAGATGGAAACCTGATCGTACCATCAACTCCCGAGAAAGATAACTTTTTAGTTCTCCGTTTCGTGTGTAGAAAACCCAATTTGTAATTTTCTCCCCTTAAAGTAGTATACCATGTCAGCAGGTGTCGTGCAATTGATCGCTATTGGAGCCCAGGATGAATATATCACTGGTGATCCCGAAATATCTTTCTTTAGCTCGACCTTTAAACGGCATGCTAATTTTTCACAGTCCATCGAAAAACAAGTCATCCATGGACCTGTGAAAAACAATTCTATGTCCAGTGTTCAATTCGAACGTTCTGGAGATCTCCTCGGCTACGTCTATTTTACAATCGATGATACGGCCCAAGCCCTTGACATTCAGCGGTGGGATACGATTATTGATAAGGTGGAACTCTACATCGGTGGTTCCCTCGTTGATAGTCAAGATGCGATTTTCACAGAGAAAATCGCCATCGATACATTCGCTCAAAATGTTTCCAAGAGTGCGTTAGGTACACATCCAGGTGTGAGCGCTCGCTCACATTTTTACCCCTTACGTTTCTTCTTCTGTGAAGGACCTCAAAATGCACTCCCTCTCGTGGCTCTAAACTACCATAATGTCGAAATTCGTATTCACTGGGCAACTGTTGCATCCGATTACAACGTCGAATGCTTCGCCAACTATTACTATCTCGATAACGAAGAGCGTGGAAACGTCGCGACGAAGAAACACAATCTCTTGATCACCCAAGTTCAAAAGAATATTGCTTCGGGTACAGTCATACAGGATCTCACATTCAACCACCCCGTAAAGTACCTTGCGTCTTCAGACACCACAACTGATGGTGCACTTACATCGCCCACGAATAAGATTAAACTGAACATCAACGGTCTCGATGTGAGTAATTACAGATGGGGGAAGCCACACTTTATAGATGTCATGAGTTACTACCATACAAACTTTGTAACTTCTCCGGACTTCTTCTTGTACTGTTTCTGTCTCTCCACCAGTTCTCTACAGCCTACAGGTACTCTGAATTTTAGTCGTCTCACATCAGCTAAGATCATGAGTGAGACCATGCCTATCAATGATCCCATATACGCAGTCAATTACAACATCCTCCGTATCGAGAATGGCATGGCTGGACTTTTGTATGCAAATTAAAATGCCCAACTATATTAAATGGTCAAGAACTTGCCGACGGTGGAACGTTCAACCAAAATTAGGTTCGGTAAGAATGTCCCAGACTCCGATGTTCAGGCTGAAAATACCATTATTATTAACGCCAGTAACACACTGGTAACGACACCAAACAGTGGAAGTATCTACATGTCACCAGTAAGGTTTAGAAATGATATTGTTGATCCGAATATTGTTCTAATGATGTACAATCGTGAAACAGGTGAGTTGTCTGAATCTGGTGAAAGTGCTAACGCACTCGTCGGTGGTCAAACCCTAGAAGCCACAACAGACCGTGGTAACACAACATCAAACACTGTCCAATTTTTAAGTCCTGATACAGGTATTGTTACAGCTGGAAAGATGGGTGTCTCGAATCTCTTTCCCGGTCACACATTAAGTATTGGTTCAAATGTGTATGTAGATGATGTGGGGTCGAATGTTCTTGATGTTTCTGGTGGTGTTCTTTTGGATGGTAACCTCACCGTTAATGGTGGTGTCACATCAATCGTCACTGAAAACCTTAAAATCAAGGATGCCATCATCGAATTGGGTCAAAATAATACATCCGGGGATACGACACTCGACCTAGGTCTTATCATGACACGTCCACAATCGAATGTGACTGTTGGGTTTTTGGAAAGTTCTAAAGAAATTGTCATGAGTTTCACTGAAAGTAGTGCGGATAGTAATGTCATCACACCTCTCGTGAGTGAAGATATCAATGTACACGTGTATGGTCGCCTCTACACAGAAGCGAACGTGGGTGTGCTCAACACAAATCCAATGCACACCCTTGATGTGGGTTCAAACTTATATGTTGACGAGTTTGGTTCTAACATTTTGGTAGTGAATGGAAACACATACTTGAGTGATATAGTTTCCGTCGGAGATAAATTAGGTGTCAAGACGACAGATCCAGATGCTGAACTCCACGTTGTTGGTAATGCCTATGTGTCTTCCAATTTGACCGTGGATACCGGCACTCTACATGTGGACTCTACAACCAATTCCGTAGGAATCGAGACCAAAAACCCACAAGCCAATCTTCATGTAGTTGGTAATACGTATATAAGCTCTGATCTAACGATTGACACCGACACCTTTCACGTAGACACCACCAACGACCACGTGGGTATTAACACAAAGGTACCAGACGCTGAGCTCCATGTCGTTGGTAACACCTACATATCAGATGATCTGACTATCGCTACCGACACATTTCACGCCGAGGCATCTACGCAGCGCGTAGGTATAAAAACAAAAACACCCGACGCAGAACTTCACGTTGTCGGTAATGTCTATGTTTCTTCAAACCTAACAGTGGACGAAGACACTCTTCACGTCGATGCGGTGGAAAACAAAGTTGGTATTAAAACTAAAAACCCCGACGCCGAACTTCACGTTGTCGGTAATGTCTATGTTTCTTCAAACCTAACAGTGGACGAAGACACTCTCCATGTAGACACGACGACACATAGTGTCGGAGTCGAGACCAAGTTTCCCGATGCCAACCTCCATGTCGTTGGTAACGTGTATGTGAGCTCGGATCTCACTGTAGACGCCGATACTTTCCACGTCGATGCGACGGGAAATAAAGTTGGTATCAAAACTAAAAGTCCGGATGCCGAACTCCATGTTGTTGGAAATGTGTATGTATCCTCGAACTTGACCGTTGATGAAGATACTTTCCACGTGGACATGGTAAACAAGAGGGTTGGTGTTGAGACCAAGTTTCCCGACGCCAATCTCCATGTTGTTGGAAATGTGTATGTCAGCTCCGATCTCACCGTGGATGAGGATACTTTCCACGTAGATGTTGGGGACAAGTCCATAGGACTTGGAACGGTGAACCCAACCTCCAATCTCCATGTTGTTGGAAATGTATACGTGTCCTCGAATATTACCACAGATGGTACTCTAACCCTAAATCACCCCACAACTGCCCTCATCACTGATCTCACTGCGAATGTTGAAGTGAAACTTGACCAATTGGCGAATGTCGTCATAGGTGAAAAGGCACTCGCCAACGAGGATATGCTTGTCTACGATGGTTCCAACTGGACGAACCAGTTGCAGAACCACACCTTCCTCTACGCAAAGGCGGAGGAGACCATCGATAAAGGTGACGCCGTGTATGCTACTGGTACGATTGGGAACAATATGTTCTCTATTCGAAAAGCTCAAGCAAACTTGAGTGCTACTATGCCCGCCCTCGGCCTCGCATATCAAGCCCTTACTCTCAACCAAGAGGGTCTCATCGTGACCTTTGGGCGCGCCGATGGAATAAATACAGATAATTTCCAACCCGGTGAAACCGTCTATGTGAGCAACGTTGTAGCTGGTGGCGTATCAAATGTAGTACCCCAAGCCGAAACCGATCTCATTCAGAATGTAGGTTTGGTCGTGAAGGGACACCCCTCGACGGGTATCGTGTCCGTCACCGGTGTTGGTCGTACGAATGCAATTCCCAACGCTCAGGTAGTCACCACCCAACCTCCACACATCTATACAAATGGTGGCGGAAACACATTTGAAAAAATGGATCCCGCAGACGTTCTGACAAAACTCCAAACCCTCCAACAGGTCACTGACACTGGGAACACCACCTCAAATACAATTCAATTTACGAATGCTACGACTGGTCTCGTGACCACTTCAAACCTTCAAGTAGGTTCGAATATCTCTGTGGCGGGTCTCACCCCTAATAAATTTCCTATTGTGGGTACCGGAAACTTTTTAGAAGATTCGTTAATTACTCGATCAAATGGTACTATTGTCATTTCGTCAGACTTGCAGATTCTTGGAAACGTCGAAGTCATCGGTAACTCCTATACCGTGGAATCCAACTCTCTTATAATTAGTGACCGTATTATCGGTATCGCCAACAACAATACTGAGCATGACCTTGATGTCGGTATTATCATGGAATATCCAGGTAAGAATATCGGTCTTATACATCACGGAGCTGCCGTGGGTCCCGATGATCCACACGAATACTCATTCACAATCGGTTACACACAAAATACCGTCACCGCAAACCACGTTTTTGATGATGCAAATGTAATTATAGTGGAAATTCTTGGTAATCTCGTCACACAAAACAACATCACTGTTTCTGAAAACATTTACGTGACGGGAACTTCGGCACTTTCAGGTGATTTGACTGTGGGTGCTGCATCTAACCTATTTGTTGATTTGAGTACCTCGAGGGTGGGTATCAACGAGGGGACACCCCTACGAAGCCTCGATGTTGGGGGTGATGCGAGGGTGCAAGATACCACAGATTCAGCTTCGGTTACCACAGGGGCTCTCGTGGTTTCAGGTGGTTTGGGTGTAGCCTCCAATATTCATTCCACGAATGTCTACGCAGCGAGTCATGTGGGTGTGGGTACGGATGCGGCGACGGCACCCATCCACCTTCTCGTGAGTGGAACGGGTGAGACCACGAATGGTATTTA